GGGCGTACCACCGCGGCCAGGTGCGCTCAAACTCTATGAAAGGAAGTGCGGAAATGGATTTAAAAACGGCAGTACAAACGCAAGCAGCGTTAAAAGTGTTTGAGAACGCAGGCACAGTAATTAACGCTATCGACAAGAAAAACGGCAAAGTCGATCGTTCAATAATCGATAGAGCCAACGCAGTTAAAATCCCGTTGTTACGCTTGATTATTACAACGCCAAGCCATGCGGCGACAGCACGATACACACTCGAAGCGGTAAACGAGGCGGTCAATTTTGCCGAGGGCGACGAAACGGCAAAGCAACGCTATTTAGACGCTTGTGAACGTGCTAATGCGCTTAATTATCAGCTAAAACGTGAGGTGAGCGATTAATGGCACACGAATTAAAGATGATATTCTCGGCGCAGGATAAGGTAACGTCGACAGTTCGAAAAATCACACGGGAAATCGAGAAAATGAATAAGCAGATGCAACGTGCAGCAACGGTAACGGCACAATTAAACAACTCGCTTAATTCCCAAAATAGCGGATTGAATCGAGTAAATAACTCGTTCAGAACGTACAACAACACAGTAAACAACACGACAAGCACGATTAACCGTAATACGAATATTATCAATAATAATTCAAACGCTATTCATAACAATATTACGCAGATTCATCAATACAATAACGCGGCAAGTACGATGCGAAATAACGTAAGTCGTCAAGCGGGCGCTATTTCTAATCTACGTAATATGCTACTCGGCGTAGCTTCGGCTTATATTGGCGCACAAGGAGCGGCGAAAGCGTTCAGTGCTACAATCGGGGCAGCGGCTACCTATGAACAACAATCTATGGCGTTAGCTGGCATGATCGGGGACGCAAAGATTGCTAACGACTACTTAAAAATGGTGGAAAAGACGGCTCTTAAAAGCCCAGTTTTAAATAGTACCGACATGATGGGCAGCTCGAAGGCGTTCCTCGGATTAACAAAAGATATTCCCCAGCTAGAGAAGATGTGGGGCTTAGTAGAGAGGATTCAAGCCTTAACGGGAGTTGATACGCAACAAGCGGCGTTCTCGACTAAAGAATTATTCCAGGGCGACTATGTATCAATGAAAGAAGTAGTAGGACTGGACAAAAACGAGCTACAAAAAATTGTTAAGATGGACGGATTAAATAGTAAAGTTGAAGGCCTCGACAAATTGCTGGCGGGCATGGGCGTCGGTCAAGAAATGGTCAACAATATGGGAAATACAACGCTCGGATTATGGTCGCAACTGGAGGAAAAGGCGCAAAGTTTCTTCCGTAAAATCGGTGAGAGCGGTAATACAAAACTCGGCGGAGTATTAAGGCAGATTAACGGCGTATTCGATTCGATGACTACTCCGGAGTTTATTAAAAAAGCAGACGCAGCACTAGCGGATGTGATGCAAAAAGCGATAGACGTCGGTAAATTCCTTTGGAAATGGCGTGAGCCGATCACATACGTAACTGCTGCGGTAGGTGCAGCGATGGCAGCGTTAGCAGGCGTAGGAATCATTGCAGCCCTCGCAAATCCCGTGTCATTAATTGCAGCCGGTATAGCTGGCGCAGTCGTCGGCATGAAGGCGCTATACGATAATAGCGCTACTTTCCGAGGCATGATTGACGGAATCGTTTCGAAAGCTAAAGAGTTATGGTCAGCGTTTCAATCTGGCGGAGTAGACGGCTTATTATCGGCGTTGTTGCCTCCGAGCATGGTCGAGGATATTAACCGTATGAAAGCAGAAATAGGCTTATTTGTCGCTTATTTATCGGAGAAATGGACTGCAATTCAGCCTACGATTGATATGCTGAAATTCGTATTCAAAACGGCAGCAGATAACGTCGTAGCCGTACTTTCAACGCTTTGGTCGCTTGTATCTCCGATACTTTCCGTACTCGGCAACGCCTTTTCAATTATCGGCGACATCGTGATGATCGTGTTTAATAACATCATCGCACCGGCTATCGCATTTAACACGAAACTGTTTTCGATTCTTTGGAAAGTTGTTGGTCCGATTTTAGAATTACTTGGTGCAGCGTTTAAAGTTTTAGGAACAGTAATCATGTTTTTATGGGACACAATTTTAGCGCCATTTGTTGATTATTGGACTTCCGGACTCGTAGAAGCGTTTAATTTCGTAATGCCGTATCTTGATAAAGTAGGCGGAATGTTTGAGACGATTGGCGGTTGGATTAGCACGGCAGCAGACTACGTAACCGGCTTTGCTGACAACTTAAAGAAAATCAAGGTGCCGGACTGGGTGCAAAATATCGGTGGAGGAGCTATAAAGCTCGCTCAAAAATTCATTCCTGGTAACTATCACGGCTTATCATCGGTTCCGTATGACGGATACACAACGCGCCTCCATAAGCATGAAAAAGTTCTTACGGCTCAAGAGGCGAAGGCTTACGACGAAGGTAAAGCCGGAAATAGTGGCGGTAACACGCTTAACTTTACATTCAACGTGACTGGCGATACAGACGAGGCGCAAGCTAGAAAATTTGCAGCAATCATCGCTAGAGAGTTGGAGGCGTTAGCATGATTAAAGTAGTCATAGGAAAGTACGATTTATCTGATTATGTATCGACAATATCGTTAGAAGGCGACACAACGCAATTCTATCGCACATTGACGTTATCAATGTTATATACGCAAGACGGTCGGAGTCCAGCCTATAAATTAGAGGAGGGATCCCCCGTAGTGTTTTCGTACGAAGGTAAGACTCGTTTCCTCGGATACTTGTTTTCACAAGATATGTCGTCAGATGGGTTAACTACTGTTAAAGCGTACGATTCCAACGTATACCTTTCCAAATCAAATGACAGTAGAATCTTCGTACGGAAAAAGGCGTCCGAGATTATCGCGATACTTGCGAGAGACTTCGGGATTGACGTTGGTACTATTGCAGACACTGGCTATGTGATTCCGTACCTACGTCTGTCTAATCAAACAATACACGATATGGTATTAAAGGCACTAACGCTTACTCGAAATCAAACGGGCAGGCGTTTTTTCATTGGAAATGATAAAGGGAAACTAACTTTAAATGCAGGTGCTCATAGTCAAAGCTACGTGTTTAAAGATGGTTCGAACTTGATAAGCGCAACATATTCGCGGTCCATTGAAGATACTAAAACGCAAGTTAAAGTAATAGGAGGGCCAAAAGGAAAAGAAACGGTTGTCACCGTTAAAGACAATGCGAAGCGTGAGAAGTACGGAGTATTACAAGCGCTCGAAATAATGGACGAATCAGCAGCATCTTCCCAAGTTAAAAGCCGTGCTAATACGTTAATGAGCGAATATTCGAAAGTCAGCGAGCAATTTAGTATAGAAACGCTGGGAGTTATTGAAGTAGACGTCGGTACTCCTATATATGTCATAAATCAAATGACAGGCTTAAGTGGTGGGTTTTATGCTACGGCAATAACGCACAATTTTAGCGCCGGCCTTCATACAATGTCGATACAATTAACACGCACGTATGAATTGCCGTCAATTTCGATAAATGACGACGAGGTGAAAAAGTAATGGGACGCTTAGAAGGTAACGAATATTCACGATTAAACCAACTAATAAAGGGCGACAATAAACGTCCTACGACGATAACAAACGCCACGGTGCGGAATATGTCGCCGTTATCCATTCGTATCGAGGATGAGACGATAGATACGCCATACGAAGGCTTAATCGTTAATGACGATTTATTAACGCATACTCGACGCATGAGAGTTGCTGGCGGTGCCTGGCAGTCTTATGAGGTAGAGAGTCCGTTAAAAGTCGGAGATAGAGTCATTGTAGCGATTACGAACGATGACCAATTAGTTTATGTAATAGCGAAGGCAGCGCTTTGAGCGTTGCTTTTTTAATTCCAAATAAAACGAGAAGGTGATTAGGAAATGAATATGAATGAAAAAAGACGACGATTAAGAGACTTACAAAAAGCGGTAAGAGTGCTCGCAGTTAAAGCCGGCAAAGGTAAACTATCACGCCCCGAACAGATTCAACTCGTATCAATGGACCGTGAGAAAGAGCGCTTAGAATCGCTAATTAAAGGTGAAAAAGACGTAGCACACTTCGCATACGAATACTTTTCAGATGAACGCAATCCGGATAACCAAGCCGGTAATATTATCCGACACTTTAGCGACGATAAGCCACACGAAACAATCGACGAGCTCGCACCGATCCATCGCGATATGTATAACGTCTGCGACCAAATTACAGAGCGCAAGGATAATCGTTTTGTTATAGCGGCACCCAGGGGACATGCAAAAAGTTCAATAATTTCAACGATTAAGGCGCTTCATTCGTTAGCCTACGGCCATGACGATTACATTCTGATTATCTCGGAGACGGATACGCTTGCTAAACGTTTAGTAGCGTCGATTGCGAACCAACTAAAGTATAACGAGCGCTTACGAGAGGACTTCGGCGAGCTATTGCACGTTCAATCAACGAAGAACGAACGCGACAACGAAGATACGTTCATTACTGCGAATAAGCAACTCGTAGAGGCTTCGTCAGCAGGGAAGTCATTACGTGGTAAAACGTTCAATGGCGTTCGTCCTACGCTCTTAATCTGCGATGATTTATCGTCAATGAACAACGAAGCGACGGAAGAACAACGACAAAAACTAATACACTGGTGGAATTCCGTTGTCGAGCCACTACCGGCAGCAAACGGCGTTATCGTATTCGTAGGAACAAAAGTGACAGCCACGGGGCTTTTATCGAATTTGCTCGCTCAACGTGCGTATAAAAAAGTATTCCACGCTGCAATTATTAATCAACCGGATAGTCCTCACTTATGGTCCGATTATCTGCATATGTATACGAGCGATTCGACTGACCAGGAGCTTGACGACTTCTACGAGGCACATCGCGAGGAAATGGAGTCGGGCGTTGAATTAGCGTGGAGCAACCGTTGGACTTACCGAGAATTAATGCACGTTAAAGCGTCTATCGGCAGTCGCGCCTTTGCGTCCGAGTATATGAACCAAAGTTTTGCATCCGACGAACAACATTTTAGTCCGGAGGAATATGCTTATGCTCGACGCGTTTTCGACGGACAATATAGCCTCGACGCAATGGAATACAACGGTAAATATTATTACTTGCGTGATATGGATAAAGTATCGTGCTGGGATCCTGCATTAGCGGGCAATAAGCGTTCTGCATTAAACGCATTTGTAACGCTAGGACGCCACAAAGAAAGCGGATTAGTGTTCGTTATCGACGTATATGCAAGCCGACAAGTACCTTCCGAGTTCATTATGGAGATTCTGCCACGCTTAACGGAGTATCGACCGAATAAGGTTGTCGTAGAGGGTATCGGGGCTTATCGAGCTTATGCCGATCAATTAGCCGATTCTATGCGTCACAATAGCATCTATCATACGCGATTAGAAACGATTAAAACGCACGGTACTAAGTCGAAAGCAAGCCGTATCGAATCG